TTTGCTTTCCTTGATATACATTTGGTTGATCTGGTCTATAATTTAATGTTGCCATATTTTATTAATTTAATCTGTATTTCCTGCAGTTCCTTTAGCTACTGCTCTTCCTCTAATTTTATATTTTTCAAGTAGATCTTCATCAGATATACCATAAGCTGATCCTTTTGTATCAAAAGAAAGTTCAGAACCAATATTAGAAGGTTTAACAAGACTCGTACCTGCCCATTGTGCTTCGGGCATTAATCCTAATTCTTCTAAATATGAGGGTACATAAAACCCAGGGCAATCTTTAGAATAGAGTACTCTTTCAGTGATTGCTGTCATTGTTTCCTCTGGACGTGGAAGAACTTGATTATGTCCTAATATTCGTATATTTGGGTATCTTTTTAAATAATAAAGAATTATTTTATTTAATGTGTAAGATTGAGCGTGTGTTGGTCTATGAGTACCACTCCAAGTTTTACCCCCCACCCAACAAATATGAATTGTACTGTGATTCATCCCTTGTGCTGCCCAACCTGTTTGGTCATCATCTAGTACTTTACAAAACTTTCCATCAAATTCTATTAAATAATGATAAGCAGGATTACCATTATTATACTGAATACCTGCTTTACTATATAATTGTGCCATTACAATATCTATAGCAGTATCTGTTATAGGTCCTCCTGAAGCATGTATTATTAGATTTTCGGGAGGATTTGATGTTTTTTTACGACCAAAATAAGGATGATAAACTGGGTTTAAATCACCTACGGGTAAATTTCGTGGTTTATAAAGATTAATTCTAGTACTATTATTTTTATTTGGTAAAATAACATATGTAGGAATAGGAAACTTTTCTCCATCTAAAATAGCATCAGGAATTATAGGTCTTTGATTTATAGAAACCCCAGTATTAAAGATGTTTGATCCAGGGATAGCATCTTCGGGAACATATGTTTTACCATCATATAAACCATAATATACCATTGAGTAGAAATAATTTTCTATATTTCCAGCATTTTCTAATGAGGTCCAATTAGTACTTATATCATTCATTCTTACACTTTCAAAACCCTCAGGTGGGTAAGAATAATATGTTAAGTCACCATACCAGTTTAATAGCCTTTTTAATAACTGTCCTTTTCCATCTGTATCATATTGTCTTTTAAAGAAGTCAAAATCAGTTTCATAACCAGAGGAATTTTGGTTAAATTGATTTAACCAATCTAAAGCTAATGATGATTCATATGTTGCAGCATCAAGAGGGCTAAATCCTTCATTTTGTCCTGCTGAATTAATTTCAGATAAATTGGTTGATATATCCATAGCATTACGTGTAGTAGCACCCCAAGTATCATAAAATACTTCAAAATCATCATCTGTCATAGATGTATTTTCTGTAAGTTCATCATAAAAACTTAATTCATCATCATCATTGTATCCTGTTTCTGTGGTTTCAGTTGTAGGGGCAGGTAAAATTACAGGTATTGTGATAGGATTAGCTATGTATGTGTTATCTTGAACTGCTACTAGGTCCATATCATTTGCATGTATAAGATAGGGACTGTCATTGACATAGTTTCCTAATTTATTATCTTGTAATTTTAGGTCTAACATTTTTTTAATATCTGAATCTATCGTAAAATCTGGTACTTTAAGAGTTGTACCATCTTCTCTTAAGTTTTGGAGATAAGATTGAAAATCTGTTTGAGTGTTTCCATCTCCATCATCCCCATTTTCTACTGTATTTGGGCTAGCTGTTTTTGATCCTGCTACTCCAAAATCGGCTAAGACTTGATTTGAAGTCATATAAATTGAAGAAAAATCATCCTTAATACTTTCTACAGAAGGAATATGTGAATTTTTCTGTTTTTTAATACCATTTCTTATAATAAGAATTGGGTCTCCTACAGAACCCGTTACAGTTTTATCTGTTGATAATTTGTTGTAACTATTTATTGACCAATGATTTATGTTAGGTTGTGGTAATTCAGATTTCCCATCATAAGGGGTTGTAGAACCAAATCTTATACTTTGTCCAAATCTACCTTCAAATATAGTATCTCCTTCATAAGGTAATAAAGGTTTTATATGAAATTTTTCCCTAAAATAATCACCATAAGGTATAGTTGTATTTTGTCCTGCATTTGGGGTTCTTATTACTATCCCACTTTCAGCTTGTTTATATCCTGATATATTAGTTTGTCCTGTTTGGTCACTATCTACTGTGAGTGTTTGGGGGAAAGCATTATGATGAGGTTGGTTCCATAAATTTACTATACTAGTATAATAAAATAAAGGTACTTCTTTTTTATCTCGAGCACCCATAGTATTTTTATCTAAAATACCTGAAAATAATAGTATTATTTCTCCTTTTACCGGATATTGTTTTTTACCTGTATCTAAGGGTCTTGCATAGTCTAAAACTCCTGCGGCAAGGCCCTCTAAGGGCATCATACTAATTACAGATTTAGGATCCGCCCAAAAAATAGTTCCTAAACTATCCCAACCTCCTAATTTTTCCCAAGCTTCATGAGTATCATCCATAATAACAGATTCTACTCTTGCTGTTTTTATAGTAACTCCTGAATTACTACCTCTGCTTGAGTTATTAGAAGTTGATCTTCCTGATACTGAATCTATTACATTACCCCCCATTTTAGTCTTTTAGATCTTTTGTTTTTTTAGGTTCTTCAACTGTTTTTGCTATTTCTTCTGCTACTTCTTGAAGTTGTTCCATTTCAGCTTCTGTTAGTGTGCCTCCTTCTCCAGTATTAGCATTACCTGTAGATAGACGTTGGACTATAGCTGCCATTTTTATTAGTTGATCGTCATTTTTGACACTAATCTCCATATATTCTTTAATTAAGGGCACTACTACTGTAGCATCCCCTAAGCTAGTGATAAGAGGGCGTAATTCAGCTATTAAAGAAGCTAATTGTTTTGATTTTTTTGTTTGATTTTTGTGTATTTCTTTTAAAATATCAGAAAAACTTTTATCATCAAAAATTATTTGGTTTAAAGAATCCATATCTATATTTTTATTATAAATATGAAAAAATTTAAATTCTTATATATCCTTTTGATTTATATTCATTATATAATTTTTTATATAATTTTTTTAATATCTTAGTAACTTTAGTAATTACTGGAGTATCTACATCAGTCATTTCACGGATATAAATGTATAGAGCTTTTTTATTAAAAATTTCTAAATTTTCTCTACGTTTAAAAAGAGTATTAACTGCATCACATACTTTTCTATCGTTATCTTTTTTAAATAAAATAAACATATGTTTATCAACATATTCAGTAAAGTAATCTATAAAAGTTTTTAAATCTTGTTTACGTTCAGGTCTTCCTAATTCATTTATAACTCCATCATCTTCATCTGCTTTTATAACATCTACTGTTAATTTTTTCTTTTTGTAGTTGTTATTATTATAAAGAATAAGATAATTTTTTCCTACAATACTAAAATAACTAAAGGCTTTACTACCTCTTTCTGGCTTAAAATAATCTAATTTCTCTAAAAGAAAAACAATTACTTCATGTTTTAAATCTTCTAATGACTCTACTTCTGTGTAATAAAATTTAAATGTATGTATTAAATTTTCAGCTAATTTATAAAAAGCATAGTGGATACGAGTTTTATATATATGATCTCTTTCTGTTTGGTTATTAGAAGCTAAATATTCAGCTATTGCTACTTCAGTGTCTGATGTGAAATATTGTTTTTTTGTTTTTTTTCTTCCTCTTTTTTTCTTAGGTGGGGGGATAGAGTTTGCATCCAATTTAATTTTAGTTTGTTTGGTCATGTTTTTTATTTAAGAGTAAATTCGTTTAAAGCTTCTTGGATTTTTTTTATTTCTTGAAAAAACCATCCTATTTGGTCATCAGCATAAAATACATTTTTATCATCTATCTCTTTAATCCTTTTATCACATGTATTTATGGCTTCACTTTGTTTAGCAATAAAGTCTTCTAATGATTCATTCTTTTTTAATAAATTAAAAAGAGCAAATCCTAAAGAAGTTGTTATTATTGTAAGTATTATTGTTGCTATTATCCACCCCATAATTTAATCTTTAAAAAAAGAATCTATAACATCTAAAGTAGCATTAGATAGATTCGGATTATTTTTTGTATTTATTTTTTTAGCTGTTCTTAATGTTTTATCTCCCTTACTTGCATTTTTAGGTTTTGATTGTTTAGGTACAGCATCAGTTGCATTATTCCATATTTCATATTCAATTTGAGCAGCCATATGGTCTGCTTGATGCATAAGTAAAGGTAAATGTGATCTTAATTTAGTTTCTTTCATGCTTGACATAAAATAAAACTTATTTGATTCATCATATAAACCATCATGTATTTTAATACCAATAAATTCATTTTGTGATACTTTACATCCTATTTGTTGTAATAAAAATAAAGATCTTTCTGGTATTTTCATAGCAGGGATATCAGTGTTAAATTTATAAATTTGACCTAATTTATCAATATGCCATTGTGAGTCATTTGGTTTATAATATTCACCTTCTTGTTGACCCATCTTGCCTAAATCATGGAATAAAGCGACGAAATGCATTTCTTCAATTGTATATGTGGATATATCTCCTCCCATTTTACTCCACGTTTTATATAATTCATTTGCGCAATCATACACACGCAATACATGGTCAACATAACCACCAGCAAATGCTGAATGGTGCCAGTTTTTAGCCGCGGCGGGCATCATCATCATTCGTTCTTCGAATTTTTCTAAAAATGGAATTAATATATCTGTTCGTTCTTTAGATATATTTGTTTTTACTTCGTTTAAATAACGATCCCAATTTGATTGGATTTTTTCTGCTGATAACATAACCTATTTTTTATTAAAGTGTTCTTGTATTTTGAACTCCTCTAGAACCATAACTATTTGTTTGTGAAATATTTATTATATTTGTTAGTTCTTCATAACGATCCTTTAAAGGTCCGTTTTCCATAAACTCAATAGCTTCTTTATTTTGTCCTCTTTTTATAAGGTTTCTTAATTGTGCTAAAGCTTGGTCTAATCTTTCTAAATGTTCATTTAATTGTCTTTCGTAAGCCATAATTTTTTTATTTATTTAGTGTTATATAATAAGAGAAATTTAAAAAACCAAGTTTTTTTAAATATGTTTAATTACCTTTAAATAGTAAACGAGGGACATCATCTGAGAATGATGTTATTATTATATCTTCGCCTACTTTATTAATAACATCTTCTCCTTCTAAATATGTCATATCTCCCTGTCTATTAAGATATAACATTCCTCCAAACTTTTCGAATTCTTGGTAAGCGGATACTAATTCTTTTGCTATATCTACTTCAAATTCTTTACTATTAAAATCTTGTTCGTTGAAGTACTTTGATAAGTCAAAATATTTACCCTTAGGTGTAAATGTAGATTTGTGGTATATTTTACTTAATACACCTGTAAATCCTGTTATAAATTTTGTTTTATCAAAATTTTCACTTTTAGTAAAGATATCATAAATAAATGCTATTTTAGAAGGCCATCTTAATTTTTTATCTAATATTTTTAAAGCGTCTTCTGTGTTTTCTTCAGACATATTTAATTCATTAATAAATTCTTCAAATTTACCTGTTTTTTTAGTTGAGGACCAAGACCCTCTACCATACCCTTTTGCTACAACTGCACCTGCATCTGCGGCTTTTTCTAATTCGGCAAATTTCTCCCCACCAATAGAAGCTTTTATTTCAACATTTTTATCCCCTACGTCTAAATCACCTTTTGAATCTCTTTTTCTAACATTTTTAAATAAAATAGAGAATAAAATTTCACCAGGTCCTATAGATACATTACCAACTATAGTAGTAATCATTTTTCTGTATAGTATTTTTAATTTATCTGAAGATATACCAGGGATTAAGTCTGTAAAGTTTTTAGCATTAAGATTTAAATCAACAGGATTTTTTATATAATCATAAAAACTATCTTGTATTTCATAATCTCTTAATAATTTTTGGAATTTATTAATCTGGTCACTAGGTATATTAGATTCTTTAGCTTTCTGACTTAAATAACTATTTATAGGATTTACAACTTCTAAATCAGAAATTTGTGATGCTAATTTAGATGCATCTTGATCTGATATAGATGTTGATTTAATTAATGAAATTAAATCTTCTTTTGTAAAATTTTCACCTTTTTTAGGTTTCATTTCAGAAGAAGAATCTTCCATTCCCGCTATACCAGGCTTACCATCTTTATCAGCATATGTTTTATCATCTTCTAATTCATCAATAATACTTTCAGCAGGTAAGTTTAGACGTTCTAATAGATTTTTAAGGATAGTGATATCAGAAGGATTATCCAAGCATGGATAACCCTTTTTGGTCCTGTAAGACCATTCTAATAATAACTCGTCGAGAGTCATTTTACTTATTTTATAATGTTAGCTAATTTTTGAAAACGTTCTTGGAGAGCTGTTTTTTCTTCATGTAGTTTTCCATCACCTTTAGTAGATTTAGCTGGAGTATATCCTGCATCTTTACCTGATGAATTTTTAGCTCCTGCGTCTCCAAAGCCAGTTGATGCTGCTTCTTCTAAGTCTGCTTCTTCATCCATAGTTTCATCCATGTCTTCTCCTTCAGCGTCATCAGCCATATCATCAGCCATATCATCAGCCATATCACCACCTCCTTCAAAGTGAGATGCTAATAAGTCATAAATTTTACGGAGTACATCTTCTGTATTTCCATCGTCTTCAGCTTCCATTTCATCTGAATCGACATTTACATCAACGTCATCTTCTGCTTCTCCTACAAAAGCATCAAATTCTTCCTTGATCATTTTTTTAAGTTCTTCTAATTTCATTTGTTTAATTTATTTAAGTTTATATTTCAAATCCAAAATTTAATATTAAGAACCTAAAGTTTACACCAGGGTTCCATTTTAATTGTAATAGGGTAAAATACCCAATTCTTAATGTGAAGTTAACGATATTTTTCTTATTACCTTCTCTCCAACTGTTTATAATGTTCATAACTAATTTTTTATTTATTATTCATCGCTTTGTAGTCCAGCTGTTAAGCCTTCCATATAAGCTAGTTTTGCTATTTCGTAATATACTCTAATGTTTTCAGATCCTTCTCTTAAAGATATTCCTTTTTCTTTAATTATTTCAAGAAGTTTTCTATGTACATCTCTATCCATAGCGGTTGATGCTACTGCTCTTCTATCTTCTTTTTCTTTAAGAAGTATATCATCTTTTTCTTCCTCAATTTCTCCTAATCTTTTATTAATATCTTTAATTTGTTTAGGAATATCTCCAATTTTTTTATCGTACTTTGCTCTATCAATTTTTTTAGCATTAAAGTCTTGTACTAAAGGTCTTATTTTAGCTTGTAGTTTTTTCTTTTGATCTCTAAGTTTTTCTGATTCTTTATCAAGAGCTTTTATACCTTTAGATGATCCTTTTGCTTTTTTTACAGCTGTTTTTTCTTCCTTATCTTCATCTTCTTTTATTAAATTTCTTACTTCTTCTTTAATTGCTTCTTTTAGAAGATCAGTTTTAAAAGGTTTTGTATATTCTCCTTTATCGTATTTTGGTTCAGTCATTTTATCAGAATTTCCTAATTGAGTATTTTTATATGTAAATTGTTGGTCTACTTCTTTCATCTTATATTCTTCAGAAAATTCTTTTAACCATGTTTTAAAATTAGGTTTATCTTTTTTATTACGATATTCTGTTTCATATTGGATTAAACTTGAATAGTATCCTCCATTTTCTTGGAGGTTTTTTACAACCTTTTCTGTTGCCATTTCTCTTTCTTCTGGTGTAGATTCTTGTAATCGTGCACATCCTATAGAAGTTAATTCATAATCCATACCCTTTCTAAATTCATATGGATTTAGTCTGTCTAGTCTGTTGCCATCTTTTTCATTAGACATTTTAGGAGTATAGCCGTAAAGTTTATTATTTGCCATTTTTATAAGGTATTAAATACTATTCTGTAATAAATATAATTTTTTTCTAAAAGGCGGTTATTGTTTTATAATTCTGTTATTTATGTTTTTGTTGTTATGAAATATGTTTAAATTATAAATACCGCTTGGTAAATTTGTCATGTCTATTTGTGTTGTTTTTTCTTTAGAAATAACTAAATTACCTACCATATCATATATTTTTATATTGATTTCTTTTGAAATATTAAGTATATCATTTACTGGGTTTGGATAAATTGTTATTTCATTAGAATCTTCTTCTAAATTAACAGGCCACCCTAAATCACAATAATTATATAATTCTACACAATATGAATCCCATTCTCCTGAACAACATTCATCATCAACTGATATTACCCATGCAAAACACTCATTTGGTAACCAATATGGTTCTCCTGGTCCTCCACTACATCCTGCATCATATTCACATGAACCATCATCTGTATTTGCTGTTAAACTATAATTATAGGCACTTACATCAGTACAGCCTGTTAATACATCTATACAAGCTCCTGAATCTGTATTTGCTAATGGATCATAATTTATTGCTTCTGGATCAGTACAACCTATTACAACTTCAATACATGAAAAGTCTTCTGTATTAGCATCTACATTATAATTAAATGCACTTGGATCTG